GCTGGATGCTCGGGATCGGCGCAGGCTCCCTGCTGGCGGGTGTCGGCCTGGTGCTGTGGCGACGCAAGACCAACAAGGACGTGCTCTAGCTTGACGGCCTGCGCCAAGAAGCCTGAACTTGCCAAGTTTAAGGAACTCGGGTAGACTGGCGCAGGCCAGAGCGGAACGACGAAGGGTTCAACCCGATGAGTATCACCTGCGGACACTGCAAGGGCACCCACACCAGCGTGGACGAGGTTCGTGCCTGCTCGCAGGGCAAAGGTGTCTCTGCCGAAGAGCGCGAGGCGGCGGCCGTCCCGACAAAGAAGCGGGCCGACGAGGGCATGTACCGCAAGGCCGGCTCGATCTACAAGGTCCAGAAGGCCGTGCACGGCTCGGGCCGCAACTACGCGAAGCGTCTTGTGCAGGTGCTCGCGAACGACCCGAAGACCGGCAAGCCGAAGTTCCGGTTCGAGTACGCCCCAGGTTTCATCTTCGAGCTGCGGAGCGAGCACAAGCTCTCGCTTGAGCAGGCGAAGGAATTTGGCGCTCTCTATAACACATGTGTGGTGTGTGGGAGAACCTTGACAAATGAAATTTCTGTAGAATTGGGAATTGGACCTATTTGCCGAGACAAGTACTTCTCATGAGTCGGCCGCGCAAGAGCATCACATATCGCGCGATTCACAAGCGCCTAAGTGTTGATCGGGGACGAGCCCGAGATTTTGCTTGTTCCCGATGCAATGCTTTGGCCCGGGAATGGGCATATCTTTACAATGGCGATCCTGAACTTGTGGCTCCAGACGGAAAAAGATATTCAGTAAATCAGGATTGCTACGAACCGATGTGTAGCAGTTGCCATAAGAAGTGGGATCACCAGAAGGATCCAGATCGGCATGCAGTCAAAACACAAAAGGCTCGCGAACGGATGATTGCGATGAATAAGGATCCGAAATATCGCGAAGTCCGATTGGAAAACAGTCGACGAAATGGTAGAAATGCAATTGCCCGAATGCGAGAAAATGGAAATCTAGAAGAGTTCGCTCGGAAGGGCGGTCTAGCTAGGCATCGGAAGTTCTAGGCGCTACACTGCTCGCGGGAGCCGGTCTCGTCGCCCGACATCGGACCGGCTCCCCTCCTCCGCTAGAAGGGTATAACCCCATGGACACACCCCAGCACATCCTCGACAAGGTCTCGAACCTCGTCGGGAAAGCCGAAGACTTCCGCAGGCATGGGGAGCACGGCAGCGCAGACGCCGCACTAGCGCTCGCAGACAAGATGATGGTGAAGTACGCGATCGACGCTGCTCTTCTCGAGTCGCACAGGCCGAAGAACGAGCGCGAGGTCCCGATTTCGATCGACATCGTGTTCCCCTCCGAGCACGTCTTCGAAGACGACCTGTTCCTCCTGATCTCCAGCATCACGCAGCACGCGCGCTGCAAGACGGTTGTCCGCGCCTGGGGTGGCAAGGCAACGGTCGTCGGCTTCCCGGTTGACGTCGAATACGTTCGGATGCTCTGGACCTCTGCCTACCTCGCTTTCGTCTCGAAGCTCGACCCGTCCTGGGATGCGAGTCGACCGGCCGACGAGAACATCAAGATCCTTAAGGAAGCCGGCTGGAAGTGGGACGACATCGCGACCCAGGCGAACGCGCACGACTTCCCCTGCAAGTCGAACGACGGCAAGTTGAAGGCCGCGTATCGGCGGCAATGCAAGCTCGAAGGGGTCGAGCCCGTTCCCCACACCCAACGGCACGCGGCCTACCGTGCCGCCTACGCCGAGGGTTTCCAGCGCACGATTCGCTACCGTCTCGAAATCCAGCGCCGCGCGGCGGAAGACGTCGTCTCGAAGACGGCCGGTAGCGCGGTTGCGCTTCGGGACCGGTTCTCCGACGTGAGCGATGCCTACTACGAGCTGTTCCCGCACCTGCGCCCGATGTCCGCCGAAGCTCTCGCGAAGTACCGGGCCGAGCAACAGGCGAAGCTGGACAATATGACACCAGCCCAGCGAGCCGCACAGGAGCGTGCGGAACAGCGCGAGCGCAAGCAGAGTCATGCTCGTTGGGAGCGCGAGCAGGCGAAGCGACAGGATGCCGTCGGACGTGCCGCCGGAAGTGCAGCGGCCCAGCAGGTCGACCTCGGAGCCACGAAGGTCAACGCTGATAGTACGAAGAAGGAGATCTCATGACCGATGATCATGATTTGGGATATCTAGGTTGGGCAGATGCGATACCCGAGGAAGAATTTACGGATTTGGACCTTAGGATCGTAGGGGCCTGTCTCGTTCAGGATGAACAGCATCCCGAACGCGAAGTAGTTAAGTATGAGGTTACCAAGGATGGAGATAAAGAATTCCAAGGATTGCCTAGGATTATTCACGTAGGATTATTCATCACCCCCACGACGAGTCGGCTCGGCAAGCTCCTGCTCGAAGAAATCGAAAAGGTCCAAAGGGGAGAGTAAGTGTTCAATTTGTTCGTTCTCGTCGGTCGGGGTCTCGTTCTTCTTCTCTCAATCGCAACCTTCCTGTTCTTCGTCCTCGGATACTTTGGAGCAATCTCATGAACGGATATGAACTGGCCTTCTGGATCGTTGTCGTCGTGATCGTCGCTCTCATCGCTGTGATTTGTTGGCCCGGGGGAAACGGAGAGGAAGAGTGACCGCCGGACGTAGCCTCCTGGAGATGCTCTGGGAGGAACTCGACTCGATCGTCGACCAGATCATGAGCGAAGACGGACGGCCTTCTGTTCCCGACACGCGGATGTCAGGAGAGCTACAGGAGATAGCGGACGAGCAGATGGCATACGGCGAGCTACGCGGGCAGGCACAAGGCGTCGCGTACGCTATCGCCGTGATAACGGACCCCTATGCGCCCGATGTGCCGAAGATCCGGGAGCAGGCCATGCAGCGCTGGGAAGATGGTGCGGAATGATCCTGCACTACGTGGAGATGGCCGAGGGGACCGTCCATGTGCACGCTCCGGGATGTGAGGGGCTCCGGTCCCAGGTCAAGGCTGGCCTTGTGTTCGAGATCGACGTGGAGGACGAGGACGACGCGCTCACGGCAATCTGGGAGGAGTTCCTCGGAGACCAACCCATTACCGAAGAGGAACTCGACACCTTCGCGGAGATTACGGTCTTCCGCGACTGTGCCGAACCCCTGCTCGAGGAAGCAAGCGAGGCAAGCGGGAACGAGCGCGCCGACGCGTTCATGGACACGGCCGAGCAAGCAGGTTGGGACGTCGAGTTCGAAGAGGCAGACGGCGCGGTAATCGTCAAGGCGATGCGCGACACAGAGGTTATCGAGATCGTTTGGGAAGGCAAACGGATCCTGCATGTTCCGCAGTATGGCACCGACGGCGGCATGTTTCGGAACTTGCGCAACGAGTCGGACGCGCGACGTATGCTCGAGCAGCCGGCCCCTGGACCAGATGTAAAACCAACCGTGGCGGTAGAGACGCGACAGGTGAAACGAGCCGAGCCTGTGCGACGTACCCTGAAGGTCAAGTTGCCATTCGATATTGAGGAGGCGTATGACGACGAGATCCTCAACGCAGTGCGCGGGAGACGTTTGACTTGGTGGAACAACATCTCTGAGAGTTACGAGACGACTCGCGTCGCGGGAGTCAAGCACAACAAGATCGAAACTGGAAATGCCGGCAGGGCCATCCTCACTTTTATCTCGCCCGAGGGTTTCCGCTCTGTCGCCCTAGAAGATTTGGTGCAGGTGAAATGATGAAGAAGGCAATGAAAGTGATGTTTAGCCCCTTACTGCTTATCGTCATTTTAATTGGCGTAGGAGTTTGGGCTGAACATGAAAATCCGCATGGGCCGACCGTTCAGGATTGCGAGCGGATGCACGCCCGTTCATTCACTATGAAGCAACTCCAAGACATGGGATGCTGATAATGGAAAATATGAAAAATGTCTTTGTGGTATTAGCTTGGATTCTTGCTGTTGGATTCGGGGGTGCAGCGATCGTAGCTGCGGTTACCACTCTGGTGATGGCTGTCGTTCGGGACGAACAGGCACGGAAGCCACGTCGACCGGAGATCGGTTCCGACCTGGAAAGCTTGTTCGGTCCCGACCAGGCGTAACTCCAGATTTGCCAATTTCTCCAAGTTGGAGTAGGCTGGCGGCCGAGTGAAGTTCTGAGGGAGGCGACGTGCGCAAGGTCCAGGTTGAACGTAGCGACAGCGGCAAGCGGAACCGTATCTACTTGCGCACGCCCTATTCGCCCGACATCCCGCGCCTGTGCAAAAAGGTGTCCGGGGCTTCCTGGTCTTCGGCTAAGAAGCTCTGGAGCTACCCGCTCGAGTACTCGACCTGTGTCGAGCTGCGAGAGGTGTTCGGCACGGCGCTCGAGATCGGCCCGGAGCTGTGGCAGTGGGCTCGGAACGAGCGTGTGCGGGCCGACGAGATCGCGAGCGCCCTCGGGTCTGGCGAGGTCGATTGCCCGCGCGTACGGACGCAGGAGCCCCGGCTATGGGCCGCGTTCGAAAACCGCCCCTACCAAAAGGTGCAGGCAGCCGTAGCGGCGAAATCTCGTTACTGGCTTAATGGAGACGACCCGGGGCTCGGCAAGACACTCGAGACGTTCGGCGCGGTAGTCGAAGCCGGCATCGAAACGGGCGTCGTGTTTGTGCTCTGCCCGTCCGTCGCGATCGACTCGACCTGGGCCCGCGAGATCGCTCGCTGGCTGCCGAACGACAACATCCTGCCGTGCGTTGGAGATCGTAAGCAGCGGCTCGCCACGCTCGAATCCCTTGCTCACATCCCGACCGACCGCCGGACCTGGTTGATCGGCAATATCGAAATGTTGCGCGTGAAGTTTTCCGCGCATTGTCCGGGGCCGACCGATAAGGAAATGAAAACCCTCATAGGGCGAGGGGACGGGGATCCGTGCGATGGGGAGTACGTCGGGTGCCTGTACGCGGGGCGGCATAAGCAGGTTGCCGAGCCGAGCTACCCGGGTCTGTTCGAGCCGAATTGGCAGGCTATCGTGCTGGACGAGTCACACAAGGCGATCGTCACGACGAAGAGCCGAAAGCAGAAGCAGAGCCAGACACGCGTCGGTTTCGGCATGCTCAAGCTCGCCGAAGACGGCTTGCGGCTCGCGTTGTCCGGGACCCCCTGGCGCGGAAAACCTCAGAACTTCTGGGGCACGTTGAACTGGTTGCGGCCCGAGATCTACACCGGATATTGGCGATGGGCCGAGAAGTTCTTCGACATCGAATCGAATGGCTTCGGCCGGACGATCGGCGATATAAAGCCTGAGATGGAAGAGGATTGGGGCAAAGAACTCGATTCCGTTATGCTGCGCCGAACGAAGGGCGAGGTCGCGAAGGACTTGCCGCCGAAGCTGTACGCGGGCACGCCCCACGATCCGGACGACGAGGACAGCCCTGTCGGGGTGTGGCTCGACATGGATCCCGCGCAGGCGAAGGCCTACCACGCGATGCGTGCGAACGCGGCAGCACAGCTCGAGGGCGGCACGCTCATGGGGAATGGCTTGCTCTCTGAGATGACTCGGCTCATGCAATTGTCGGTGTCTTCCGCGAAGCTTGCAAACGGCGAATTCGTCCCGACGTTGCCGAGCAACAAATTTAACTGGCTGGTGGAGAAGTTCCTCCCAGAGCGCGGGATCCTTGGAGATGCCTGGGGAGATAAGAAGGTCGTTATCTCGTCGAAGTACACGTCAGTCTTGAACATGTTCCGTGCCGAGCTGACGAAGCGAGGCGTTGCGAGCCACATCCTGACTGGCGAGACGAAGGCTCGTGACCGGACAAGGCAGATTGCCGAGTTTCAGGGCGAGGGCGGACCGCGTGTGTTCTTCCTGAACACGAAGGCTGGTGGCGTATCGATCACCCTGGATGCAGCGGACGACCTGGTTGTACTTGACAGAACCTGGATTCCCGACGACGATACGCAGGTCGAGGACCGGATCCACCGCGTCTCCCGCACAGACCACCAGGCTACGATTTTCTACCTGTACAGCGTCGGCACGATCGAAGAGCACATCGCCGTGACAGCTGAAGGTCGCGACAACATCCAACGTAAATTTCTCGATGGCCGCAGGGGCGTCGAATACGCGAAAAGGTTGGTAGGATCATGAGCGAGATATTTTGGGAAGTAGTGGGTACTGCTGAGCAGGCATCCTGGTCTATGGACGCTTTGGTATTTGGCGGACTTTTCGTGTTGGGCTGCCTCTGCGCTATCGCGGGTATCTGTATTCGGGCCTATCTGCGGAGCTACCTGCTCGGGATGTACCGCAAGGCCTATCGGCGCGGGCACGAAAGCGGGGCTACTCAGGGTTGGGAACTTTGCAACGCAGGTTGGCTCGCGCGTCGACGCGAGGAATTGCGTAACGCCCGACGTACGTCGGAGCCCCGCGAGGACGCTGGCCCGAGTGCCCGAGTCTCCAAGGCACGATTTACCAGCAAGGGGTAATGCCGCTAATTGCGGCACCAGCATCTATCAGAGTAAGGTTGCGAACAGACTTACCAACTAGGAGGAAGTTCCGACATGGCAACGAAGAGTAGCAAGGTCGACCCGGAGTACGCGAAGTACCTCGACAAGGAACCTACGACGCTGATGGAGCACATCACGGAGTGGATCCTCGAGAAGACGGGTTTCGACCCGAGCGATAGCACCCCGGAGGAGGCGTTCGAGCGTGGCGTGGAGCTGACGGTCGCGCTCCGCAGCCACCACCAGGCGTCCGAGGAGAACCAGGCTCGACTCGAGGTCGCTCGCGAGGCGGCCGAGGCACGCGAAGCCGAGAAGGCAGAGCGACGGGCCGAGCGTGAGCGCGTCGGGGCGGCAGCGCGTGGACGGCTGCCGAAGCCTGCGGCCGACGACGACGAGGAGCCGAAGCCGGCTCGCCGTGGGCGAAAGGCAGCCGCGCAGGTAGCCGAGGAGGCTCCTGTCGAGGCGCCGAAGCGTCGGGGGCGCCGTACGGCCGCTCCGGTCGCAGAGGCAGTTACCGAGCCCGCTAAGCCGCGTCGCGGTCGGCCGCGCAAGACGGCTGGAGCGGGAGGCGTTGACGGTGTTGAGGCGGCCGAGTCCGCGTCCGTTACCCCGATCCGCAAGCGGAGTACCCCGGTAAAGGCCACCGATCCCACGACGGATGAGGCGCCGAAGCCGACTCGTCGGGCAGCGCGGCGAGATGGCGAAGCCGCGTTCTAGACTTTCCGACAGGCTGGTGCGCCTGTAAGCACCATTCACGACGTCCGGGCTACATACCGGTGGTCCGGCCGTTGTGGTGGAGGCTCCCGAGGTTTGGTCCGCTGCCTACGCGGGAGCTTCCTCCAGAACGGTTTTCAACGGAGGGAAACCATAGTGAAGCTTTATTTGTTGACTCGTAAAATCTCGCCATGGTAGCACAACGGATCCCGATGCTTCGGAATTCCGAACGCAAGGACTTCAAAAGGTGCCCCCAGAGGTGGTGGTGGGGGTGGCGGGAGGGCCTGAAGAAGCAGGGGCCGCCGAACGATAAATTGTGGTTCGGCGAGGGGATGCACCTTGCCTTGGCACTCTGGTACATTCCCGGGATGAAGCGTGGTGTCGACCCGCGAAAGACGTGGCGGAAGTTCGCGAAGGACGACATCAAATTTATCAAAACCGAGTACGCGAAGGAATACGATCCGGCAAAATATGAGGATGCCGCGACGTTTGGCGAAGAGTTGCTCACGAACTACCTCGACCACTGGGGACGCGATCGGTCTTGGGACGTTATCGCACCCGAGCAGCGGTTCGAAGTGCTCGTTCCGGACCACAACGGCAAGCCGGTTGTCCGCTTGTTCGGCACGTTTGACGGGGTGTATCGCGACCTGGACGATGGCAATCGGCCGAAGCTGATGGAGCATAAGACGGCCGCCGCGATCTACACCGGGCATCTCGAGCTAGACGAACAGGGCGGCACATACGTTACGGTCGCTACGCACACCTGTCGCGAACAAGGGTTGATTGGACCGAACGAAACCATAGAAGAGATCACCTACAACTTCCTGCGCAAGGGCAAGAAAGACGATCGGCCGACGAACGAGAAGGGGCAGAGCTTGAACAAAGACGGCACGATCTCGAAGAGCCAGCCCTCCCCGCTATTCGTTCGACTGCCAATTACCCGTTCTCGGAGCGAGCAACAAACGCAGTTGCGCCGCATCGCGGAAGAAGTAGAGTCGATGAATGACTTTCGACGTGGCGATCGGGAGCTGTGGAAAAACCCAACAAGGGATTGCTCGTGGGACTGCGACTTCTACGAGATGTGCCTCCTGCACGAGAGCAACCCTGAGGATGCCGACGAGTTCAAAAACATGGTCTTCCGAGTACAAAACCCGTACGCGGACCACCTGCGGAAAACCGCAGCTACATAGGAGCAAGTATGGCGAATAAGAACTGGCTGTTCACGGTCGTATATCAGTCGCCCGAGGATGCCCATCTCACGCCCGCGAAGCGTGGAGAAGAGAAGGTCGAGGTCAACTCGACTTCCGCGAACCGGGCCTTGTCGAAGGCGAAGAAGGAGATTCTCGAAGACTGGGAAGGCCTCGAGGCTCGGAACCTTGTCATCCTGGACGTCTACCGCACCATCCGATATGAGGAGATCTGATATGGAATATGCTAAGGCGAAGAGCGATTCTCCGGTTCGATCCAGCAACATTGACATGGTTGGTGCGAACAACGAAGCTATCAGCGAGGTGCTCGAGCGCGCCATGGGGTACGTAAAGGAGCACACCAACGAGGCGATGCGCCATCAGGAACTCGCTAAGGAGCATTTCCGGGTTGCGGAGATGTGGGCCCAGGTGCTGAGCGGAACGTCGGCAGAGTTGGGTGACCTACCCGATATCGACCGCTGATGGCAGGCGCACGGGCGAAGTCCGGCATCATCGCGCTTGCCGACTATGACGAATCCGTAAACATGCTGGTCTATGGCGACTCTGGGATCGGCAAGACTGTGTTCGGCGGTACGGCGGCAAGCGGCCTGATCCTTGGACTCGAGGCGGGCGTAATCTCCGCGAAACGGCAAGGGAGCACCTGCGACCTTTGGCCGGTGGAGCAATGGGAGGATGTGCAGAACTGCTATACCTGGGTGCGAGACAACCCAGGGAAGTACAAGTGGCTCGTGATCGACTCAATTACCGACATGCAGGAAAAGCTGTTGCGTTACATCCTGGACAAGGCAATGGAGGAGAACAAGTCGCGGGATCCGGATATCCCAGCAATTCAGGATCACCAAAAGTGGCAGAACATGCTGAAGAGGTTCGTCAACTTGTTCAATGATCTGCCTATCAACGTGTGCTACACCGCTTTGGAGATGAAGCGCGAGAACGAGGAGGCGGAAGACATCGTGCTACCGCTTCTGCTCGGGAAGGACTACGAGATCTCGCAGACCATTTGCGGCAAGATGCACGTCGTCGGGCGGATGAGCGATAAGGTTATTGGGTCTGGTGACGAACGGAAGAAGGTGCGTCGGATTCAGTTCGAGCACATCTCGCCGTACTTCGCGAAAGATCGCTACGATTGCCTTCCGCGCTACATGGCGGCACCAACCATCCCGAAGATCGAGAAACTGATCAACGATAGTGGCGGTCTGAAAACCGCGACAGCTACCCAGCCGCGCACACGCACGGCAGGGACCCGGAGGGCCGGCTCGCGCCGGACAACAGGAAGGTAGTTCCGAATGCCGAAGGCGACATGGGGAAATATCGAAGGCAACCCCTTCGAGGATGACCTCGAAGACTATGACGTTTATGATGGCGAGATGCCGCCGAAGGGCGTCTACCGCTGCACGCTCAAGTTCCTGCGGCTGAAGGAGAACTCGAACGGCGACCCGATGCTGAACGGCCTGCTCGTTATCAATGAGCCGAAGGGATCGAAGAAGTCCCAGTACAACGGATACGACTTCTGGTTCAACCAGAACGTCACGAAGCAGGGTGCGCCGTACCTGAACAACTTCCTTTCGGCCCTCGTCTCGGAAGACAAGGTGCCCGCGCTCCGGAAGGCGTTCTGGGGACAGAAGGTCATGCTCGACAAGAACGAGCCCCCGAACGTCGTGTCGATCGGCACACTCAAGCTGCTCGACAAGACGCCTCTCGTCGCCGTGAACACGAAACTCAAGACGTACAACGGCGACGTCTCGCTGGACGTGTCGAAGTTCATGCGTCCGAAGGACGAGGACCTGGGCACCGATGCACCCGTGGAGGACGAGGAGGAGTGGGTCGAGGAGCCCGACGCCGACGCCGACGCACCTGAGTCCGAGGGCGAGGGCGACGAGGAGTTGGCGGAGCGCGAGGAGGAGCTGTCAGAGATGACACTCGCCGAGCTGAAGAAGATCGCACGCGGCGAACTCGGCATGAAGCTGGCGGAGGTGAAGGGTCTCGACGAGGAGGGGCTCATCGACGCCATCCTGGAGCGTGAGTTCCCGGAGGGTGATGACGAGCCCGACGAGCCCGAGGAGGACGAGGAGGACGAGGAGGACGAGGAGGAAGAGGAAGAGCTGGAGGACGAGGACGAGGAAGACGACGAGGAGGTCGAGCCCGAGCCCCCGAAGCGCACGCGTCGGTCGGCTGTTCCTGCTCCTGCGGCCCGTCAGGGGCGTTCGGCTACTCCTGCTGCCGAGGAGGCCCCGGCCCGCGCTCGGACCGGTACGCGGCGTCGTAAGGCCGCTGCCGGGGATCCTCCGTTCTGATCGGCTAGCGTGGATGGCCACATAAGAACTAGAGATATGACACTGGGCTAGTTGGGTGTCTGTAGGCTGCAGATATCTCTGGTCGCTAGGTGAGTAGCGGGAGGTCGGTACAACCGGCCTTCCGTTGCTCGTTCCCCACGTGTACACTCATGCCAAGGCTTCTAAACGGAGGAGGAAGCCCTCTTGTTAACTCTCATGCCCAACATCGGGTTTTTCAAGTCGCTTCGCCAACTTGACGACGATCGGTTGAGCAAGCAGCGGCAAGACGCACTCGCCGCATTGCAACTTTTACTGGGCCCCAAAACGAAAATTCGCCACGCCATTATGGATATGTGGGGCGGGTACGAATATGTTCTTGGGGTCTACGGGATGTCCGCGTGCAGCGAGTGGCAGAACAAGCGTGGCAATCGGGACAAAATCGCGTTCGATATCCATGCACTCCTGGATGGGCTGCCGAAGGAATTCGACGTGCCGCCCTGGATGGGTGATCTCGATTTCCACCGTTCACACCGCTCCTATCTGATCCGGAAGATGCCAGAGGTCTACGAAGAGTATTGGCCGAATACACCCCTGAACATGCCGTTACTCTGGCCGAAGCTCACCGACGCGGACCCTCGCGGCTACTTCCTGCGCCCATCAACCCTGGGCGATCGGCAGCTCCATAGCGGAGAGCGCGAATTGCCAGAATGGCTGCATTACAATAAGCTCACGCGTGAAGTAATCAACCTGGAGGAAGAGGAAGAGCAATGAGCGAGGTAGAGCAGAAGCTCTGGAAGCAAGGCGACCGTGTCCGGGTCAAGCCTGGGTACCACGACCTGATCCCAGAGCAGGCCGGCACGGTTATCGTTGTCGATAAGAACAGTTCTTTCCGTCCGTTCTGTGTAGAGTTTGACGGTGCTGAGTCTAGAGATCAGGGTCGCCTTTGGGCCTGGGGTCATGAACTGGAGGCAGAGTGAGGCAGCGAGTTGCGATTCTCGGTTCCGGGCCGGCTGGGCTGTTGGCCGCGCATGCGGCCACGCTCCACGGATTCGAACTAACGATTATCTCGGCTAATCCTGGACCCTCGAAATTGTACGGAGCCCAGTATCTGCACGCGGCGATTCCGGAGATCCCGCACGTGCCGCCCGTGCAGATCTCGGTTGAGTTGCGTGGCACAGCGGACGACTACCGCGAGAAGGTCTACGGCGCGGACTACAAGGGGCCGGTCTCGCCACAGGTACTTTCGGGCGGCCACCTCGGGTGGGATATTCGGCAGGCATACGCTTGGCTCTGGGATCGGTACGGGGGCCAGATCGACAGTTTCCGGTTCACTGCCATTGACTTTGCCGACTTGGCGAAGGAGAAGTACTACGACTACGTATTCTCGTCGATCCCTCTCGTTAAGGTCTGCGGGGATGTCGCGCACGAGTTCTCGTCGCAGCACGTCTACGCGATCGGCGACGCGCAGGATCTCGGGATCGAGTGTCCTGTTCGAACCGAACCCAACATGATTCGGTATGACGGGACGAAAGATACATCCTGGTACCGGGCATCAAATATCTTCGGACATGGTACGGCAGAGTGGCCCGCGAGGAAGAAGCCGCCGATCTCAAGACTCGCTGTCGTGTCGAAGCCTCTCAGCACAACCTGTACGTGTGGACCGAATATCGTTCGAATCGGAAGGTATGGAAGATGGAAGAAGGGCGTACTTGCCCACACTGCTTTCGAGCAGGTCGAGGGGATCCTAAGAGGAACAGGTGTGCAAGGTGCGCTCTTCTAATGGAAAGCGACCCGTTATCGCTCTCGACATCGACGGGACTCTCGGAAATTATCACGCGCACTTTATCACCTTCGCGGAAGCCTGGACCGGGCGAGCGCTCCCGGATCCTCTCGATATCAATCCCGGGATCCCTCTCCACAAGCACCTCGGTTTGGGCAAGGCGACGTACCGCGCATGCAAACTGGCATATCGACAAGGTGGAATGAAACGGAGTATGCCCGTCTACCCGCACGCGGCGGAGCTAACGAAGAACTTGCGCCGTGCGGGAGCCGAAGTCTGGATCTGTACGACTCGGCCTTACCTTCGACTCGACAACATCGACCCCGACACAAGGCATTGGCTACGGCGGCACGGCATTCAATATGACGGGGTGTTGTTTGGCGAGAACAAGTATCGCGAACTCGTTAAGCGCGTCGATCGCAAACGGGTTGTCGCGGTTCTCGACGATCTTATGGCGATGGTAGGACAGGCACAGGGGCTCGGGTTGCCCGCGTACCTGCGAGACCAGCCGTACAACCAGTACGTCAGCAACACATATCGAATCCACGACCTCAAAGAGGCAGAAGTCTTCTTCTGGAACCTCATCCAGCAATGGAAAGCGAACCAATGAAAGAGCAGCGGACTGAAATAGCCGAGAACATTCGAAAAGCTAGCATCAAATATGAATTCCCGACCTTACAGTCAGCTCGGGTATTCGAAGAGGTTTTGCCGGATGTCGCGGACCTCTTCTTGGAGAAGAACAAGGACTATGGCGATGCTGCGGTGCACCTCGGTGCGAAGGGGCAGTTCGCCGATATGAATCGGAAGTTCTGGAAGATGAAGTCTGCTCTTTGGGACGGCAAGAAATTGTCTGGCGAGCCGATCGAAGAAGTCGTACGGGACATGATCGGGCATTGCCTACTCACCCTGCTTTTCCTGCTCGAGGAGACTGAGGAGCCTTTCAAATGAACACCCTCATTATCGGTGGGAACTCGGGCATCGGACAGGCGATCGGCGATCGGTTGATGCAGATTGGCGAGCAGACATATAGACCGACCGAAGAGCGTCTCGATGTGCGGGACTTCCTTTCGATCCGAAAGTGGTTCGCGGACCACGAGTTCCCTGACTCGATCGTGTACAGCGCGGGGGTCAATTACCCGGAGATGCTTGGTGACGTTGGGATGGCCAATCTGTTCAACACCTACGCCATCAACGTGCTCGGGTTTATCGAGATCATGAACGAGGTGGCTCGACAAGAGAAGCGGGTGTCGGTTCTCGCGATCGTCTCCGACTCGGCCCACACCGCGATGCGCGGGAGCATCGCGTACGCCTCGTCGAAAGCCGCTATGCAGCACGCCATTAAGTGTGCCGCCCGCGAACTCGCGCCCCGCGTCCGGGTGAACGGGATCTCCCCCAGCATGGTCGAGGGCACCCCAATGACGGCGCATGTTGACAACGTTATCCCGAAGATCCGGGGCTGGTCGCCCGAGCGAGCCCGCGCGTACGAGAACAGCATGTCGCCGTCCGGCCGACGCTGTACGACAGAAGAGGTGGCACAGCTCGCGGTAGACCTACTCCTCGGGCCCGAGTTCTTGACGGGTGCGATCGTTCCTCTCACCGGAGGCAAGTAAGGGGTTTGGCGCGTGAAGTATGTAAGTCTCCATCACCATTCCACTTATTCATATAAGGATGGGTTCGGCATGCCGAAGGAGCATGTCGAGCGGGCCGCTGATCTCGGGATGTCCGCGCTAGCGCATACAGAGCATGGCAATACCAGCTCTCATGTTCAGCTAGAACGAGAGGCGAACCTAGCCGGCATTAAGCCGCTGTTCGGTTGCGAGATGTACACGGCGGCCGAGCAGATCCAGGCGAAATGGCACCTTACGGTGCTCGCGGAAACTCAGCCAGGCTACCAGAACTTGAATCGGCTCGTCTCCCGCACCTGGGCTGAGGGGTTCTACTACTGGCCTACGGCATCCGGAGTGATGCTCCGAGACCACGCGGACGGTCTGCTGGTGCTGTCCGGGTGCGCGGACTCGCTCTTGAGTTGCACGTTGCTTGGCGGCAAGTCGAACGGGCCGAAGCGGGAGACAGCATCGCGTTGGCACCTGGATGCGGCCGAGCAAGTCGTGCGCAAGTTTCAAGATCTGTTTGGTGACGCTTACTACCTGGAGACTCAGCAATTTCCCGAGCTGCAACGTACTCGGACACTCAACCCGATTCTCGCCGAGTTGTCGCGGCGGACCGGCGTGCCACTCGTTGCGACGTCCGATGTGCATTACCCATTCCCAGACGATAACGAGATGCAGAAGATCCTGCACGCGGCTGGTCGTGGAACTGGATCGGTTGAAGAGCAGGAAGCGACCTGGGAATACGATATCCGGCTCACCTTCCCGACCTCGGACCGGGCGATCTTAGATCGTCTCGTCACAACAGGACTGACTAGGAAGCAAGCGCAACAAGCAGTCGCCTCGACGGGCGAGATCGCCGATCGTTGCACGGTCGTACTGCCGAAGAATGAGCGGATCCGTTTCCCGCTGCCTGGGGGTTATGCCTCCACAAGCGAATTGATTTGGGATTGGCTTCGCGAAGGCTGGAGCTTCCGGTTCGCGGAGAACAAGCACATGCGCAAGCGGGCCGACGAGTACGTGACTCGGATGCGATATGAGATGGGCCTTGTGGAAGGCAAGGACTTCCTAGATTACTTCCTGACGCTCTCCTATCTCGTCCGATGGGCGAAGGGGAACGGCATCGCGGTCGGACCGGCTCGCGGTAGTGCCGCCGCCTCGCTCGTCTGCTACCTCCTCCGGATCACAGAGGTCGATCCGATGCAATTCCCGACGATGATGTTTGAGAGATTCGTCGACGCGACCCGTGAAGATCTCCCGGACGTAGACCTCGACTTCGCTGACGATCGGCGGCACGAGGTGGTAGCGGAAGCCGGCCGAGTGTTCGGGAAGGATCATGTCGGGCAACTCGGGAACTTCGTTAAGTACCGTGGCAAGAATAGCATTAACGACGTAGCCCGCGTCTACCGGATCCCGAAGTTCGAAGTCCAACCTGCCCTCGACCTGATTATCGAGCGCTCGGGCGGTGACTCTCGGCTGGACTCTTCGCTCGAAGACACGATCTCCACCTTCCCGCAAGCTGCGGAGGTGTTCGAGAAGCATCCCCAGATGCACGCTGCGTTGCGCCTCGAGGGCAACATGTCGGGTTTCTCTGTGCACGCGTGCGGAATCGTTATCTCGAACGATCCGATTACCGACACCTGCGCGGTCTACGAACGGGAAATCGGCAAGGACAAGCATCGCGTTTCAGTTGTGGCATATGACAAGAAAGACGCCCAATATCTTGGGATGCTGAAGGCTGATTTCCTCGGGCTCTCGAATATGGGCATGATAAATATCGCGCTCGACCTAATCGGCATGAAACTGGAAGAGCTGTACCGGGTGCCGCTTGACGACCCGAAGACGATGGAGGGATTTCGGACCAATGATGTCGTCGGCATCTTCCAATTCGAAGGACGAGCGACTCGGCTCGTTTGCCGCGAAGTAAAGCCAGACAACTTTATGGAGATCGCAGACATCAACGCGCTGTCTCGGCCGGGGCCGCTCTTCTCGGGCACGAAGACGCGGTACGTGAACGTTAAGCATGGGCACGCGGAAGTCGACCACTTGCATCCCCTCATCGACGATATGACCAAGGACACCAAATACCAGATTGTCTACCAAGAGCAGGTGCTCGCGATTATTCGCGTAATCGGTGGGTTCCCAGTTACTAAGGTCGCGGACATCCGGAAAATCATCTCCCAGAAACTTGGCGAGGCATCTTTCAACAAGATGGTAGACGCGTTTTGCGATGGGGCCCTAGAGCTGCATGGCATTAAGCGGGACCTCGCGATGCGCATCTGGAAATATCTAGTTACCAGCGCAACGTATTCATTCAACGTGGCGCACAGCGTTTCTTACAGCATGTTGGCGTTCTGGAACATGTGGCTAAAGCAGCATCACCCGCTCGAGTTCTACACCGCGACGTTGCGCAAGGTTGATGGCGGCAAGTGGAAAGACAAGGGCCCGCGCCTGTTGCGCGACGCACAACGCAGAGGGGTGAAGATCCTTCCGCCCGATCCGGAGGAAAGCTCCGGTTCCTGGGTTCCAGCTCGCGAGAAAAATGCGATCCGGGCCGGATTCGAGCAAGTTCCGGGTATCGGAGAGCGCACTGCATCGGCTATGCTCGAGTACCGGTCGGACGTTGCGAGGCTGAGTCCGAACGCTTCGCTCGACTGGAGCGACTACACGGCAGTTCGCGGAATTGGCGACAAGACGATGGAGAAGATCCAGGACTTCGCAACTAGCGACGATCCGTTTGAACTGGATCTCGTCGGCAAGATCCTTCGCGAGTACCGGATCGGCCTGAAAGATCAATTTGGATTCTGGAGGGGATTCCCGAAGCCGACACATACTGGTGAACAGATGGTTGATCTGGCCGACAACAGCCGCGTGGTCTGGATCGGAGTCGCGAAGCTTGTGGAGTACAAGGACCTGATCGAGGACCAGCGCGCTCGTTTCGGCACCAGCGAAGAAGAGATTCGGGCCAATATCAAGAACAGCCACTTGCAGAAGTGGGCCACTATTCACGCGTATGACGACAGCGAGGAAGAGGTCTACCTCCGTTTCGACCGATACCAGTTCCCGAAGTTCAAGGCTGGGCTCGAAGGAATCCGACCGAACGCTGATGTCCTTCTGGTAATTGGCGAGAAGAAGAAGGGCTTCGGCAATTCGGTCAAGGTAAAGAATATGGCTATTATCAACCCTGATGAACCTGACGAAGGAGAGAGTGATGATGAATAGCGAAAAGCCTTATGGCAAGCGCGAGCGCCTGCTCCGACGTGCGGCAGCGGCCCGACGAGACGCGCTCTCCCGCCTGCAGAGTGCCCGGACGAGGGCAGAGTCCGTCCTACGGCAGCACGCGGCACAGCGCCCCGCCAGGAGCACGGGACGGCACCGCAAGCCGACCCTTCGCGAGCGTTTCGCGGGCAAGCTGTTCGACTTCGCGGTTCGCGCGGTGTGCTGGAAGATCGAGCGCGACACGACGCGGGTAATGCTGGCCCGCCTACAGCCGATGGGCCTCGACAAGTGGCTCAAGATCATGAAGACAGGACCGACGATGAATTGGAGTGCGACAGCGTGACGAATAAGCGCGAGCGTAGCCCGCTCGAGGTGGCTCTTGGGTTCCGGATCGACATGCGCAAGGACAAGGACCCTGAACATCGTGTTGGTAGCCTGATCTGGTCTAGCGAAGACGGCACCGACAGGGCGACTCGCCCAGCCACAGTCGCGGAAATCCAGATGTGGGAATGGCTCCAGAAGGACAACGCAGCGACTCAAGTCCTCATCGACGCCCTCAAGCGCACGGGCTCCCTTAAGAAAGGGAAAGATGAAGTTCAGAGTAAGTGAAGTTCGGTTTATCGAAACTAGATATGAGCCGTTTGGAACTTGCGAAGAAGAGGATTGCCTTTGGGATACTCGCTTCCAGAGGAAGTCGGCCAAGCTAGCAGCCAAGGACCATGTCGCGTATACCGGACATTATGTAAAGGTGGTTACGGAGACGATAGCGAACTACTGGGCGCCCGAGCCGAAGGAGGTATCGAACGGCGATGGAGGGGATCGAAGCTCTGACGGACGCACTGGCGCCGAAGGGGTTGGGCGCGCCTAGCCGACGGCACTTCGACGCCCGAGCCTACCAATTATCTATGCAGTGGCCCTCGTTAGCCGCTGCTCTGGCTCTCCTGCTCGCAGAAAACGGCATCCCAGTACCAGGCCCATTCCGACACGCTAAGACCGTAATCGAACAGGAAAAGAGGAAGTAATCCATAATGGTGCAAATGAATCCAGCAGTGCAGGGCCAGATTCTAGACGGCATGGTTCGGGAAGTCCGCGAGCTGAACCGCGAGAAGGGTTGGTACGACGAGGACCGTTCGGTCGGAGACATGGTCGCGCTCCTGCACGCGGAAGTCTCCGAGATGCTCGAGGCGTACCGCGAAAACAAGCTGGAGCCCTGGTTCGCGGGGGAGGGTCTAACCAAGCCCGAGGGCTTCAAAGTGGAAGCAGCCGATGTTTTCATTAGGCTGCTCGACATGTGCTCGCGATACGACATCGACCTTTGGGCAGAGTTTCGTAAGAAGATGGAGTTCAACTGGGCTCGACCCTACAAGCACGGGGGCAAGACATTGTGAGCGCATTCGCGAACTACGACCCATTGGGGCATGTCACATTGTTGTTTGAGGAGAACGGAGTTTCCTGCCATGTGCGCATGGATCCGGAAGCGGCACAGGCCTTTTGGGCAGACCTTGGATCGGCGATCGGCAGCGCGAGATCTCTTTGGGAGGCGAAAAATGATCGGGAAGCAGCTCGGCAACGGGATGAGGTTCGAGGACGAATTGGAGGAGAACCTGGAAAGACTAATTACGTCCGACTCACCAACCGAGGGATCGAGCCGGCTACCGGAGCCCCTGGCGAAATGCCATGACGACGATGACTGAGCAGGGCAGCCTCTCGCGGTTTGTCCGCCTGCTGAGCGAGCACATGCAGAACAGGGTTGTCTCGAATAGCCGGCTCAAGGGTGGTTACGAAGCGACGCTCGAGCTTATCGATCAACCCTGGGAAGATCTTCCCGGAGATATGGAATTGTGGCGCGACGGATATGAGCAGTGCATGCGCGACATTGTGGATGCAATCGCGGACGAGTGGGGAGTAACACTTCCTGAGGAGGGGTGATGGGGCCTGTCCTCGTCATAATCGGATCAATCACTTTGATAGCAGTTCTCGGGATTCCCGCCGAAGCAGCCGGGGTAATCGTCGGAATTGGGGTCCTGATCGGAATTTGGTATATCAGCCTGCTGGTTTGGCCTGATAAGAGATGCCAGAGTTGCAATGGGCAAGGTTCAAAAGGCCCGTTTTCTCTTAGGCGGAGATGCAGCCCGTGCAAGGGTAGGGGCCGAGTTTCCCGGATAGGAGCAAAATGACATGAATATTTATATCTCAGGTGCGATACACGGCAAGGCGAAGCGGGGTGAAGATCCGTTCCGGCAAGCCGAGGAGCTGCTTGGTAGCCTCGGGCATGTCGGGATCGTGCCGCACGACATCGAGCCCTGGGCACACGAGGGCGACTGCCCGCCTGCGTACAGCGGGGCCGAACACTCGGCAGCCTGCTACATGCGCGGGGACCTCCTCAAGATGCTGGGGTGTGATGCGATACTCATGATCGGCGAGTGGCACCATAGCGTGGGTGCCCAGCGCGAGCACAGCGTGGCCTGCTGGACCGGCATGACGATCTTCTATCGGGCCTCAGAGATCCCAGACGCGCGAGACCTTGCCAAATTTGAGGCATTGCCGTACACTGGCGGTCTCTAGCGGAGGGTAGAACCCATGCGCATCACGAACCGGACAGTCCGGCATCACTGCCTCTTTACCGATGTCTGGAAGTGGATCCATATTGAGGAACTCGGCTCGGGCACGGTACTGCGCTGCGACGAGTGCGGACAGCGCTGGGAGTTGATTTCTTACTCGCCAAACTCCTCCTCGCTGCAGCGGATAACGGCGAGTCGGGCAGTGTTTCTCTGGTTCTTCGGAGGAGCCAAATATCAGGACAAGCTCGAACGATATTGGGAGTGGAGGAAGCAGCAGGATGGCTAGGCCTAGACTGGCGACACAGCTTTTCGAGGTAATTTACCACAACATCACATACCAACCGATCTCATATTGCGCGGACGAGAAGTGCGAATGGAAGTACGACGTCGGGTCGGAGTTTTACGACCCGAAGCAGACCCGCGCGAAGGCCAAGCAGCACGTAGAGGAAACTCAGCATAAGGCTTATGTCGACAAAATCAATCGCTCCACCTACCAGGTCCGTCCGGAGGATGACGATGAGCAGGCCTAGCCCCAAGTCAGGCGACGTTTTCCGCTGGCGGGGCATCTACGTTTTCGTTCTGAGTGTTGACGAGGCGGATGCAACATGCATGATGTACCAGTTGAGCACTATGCAGTCTTGGCCTAAAAAGCAGTCGATCCCTTTTCCAGATGGTTTCGAGTGGCTTATCCCAGAGAGTAAATTGGAGGGGCAATTCAATGTCCGATGACGACGAAGACCGCTACTGCCCGGAGATTATCGACATGCTCGGCACTGGCGATACCATCGCCTGCGGTCGGTTCGCAACCGTCCAGGGGGATGACGGTATCTGGCGCTGCTACAAGCACCACGTAGCTCGACAGGTTCTCGAGTACATCCCGGAGCAGCAGTTTCCCCTGAGCGGTCGGCCTGGCGGCTTCACCCTGTCTGAGTTGCCGGAACTCCCGCAGATCACAACTGGTGAATACCAAATGCGTGTGCAGGGTGGATTTGTAATCATCAAAGTTCAATTCATCCCGGACGTGAAGTCATGAGCGATGTTAAGTGCCAGAGAAAAGTTTGGTCTATTAAAAAAGTGTGCGGCCATACCGAAAACGAGCACGGCAAAATCACTCCCTTCCCCTGCGACAATTCGTTCTGTGAATGCGAAGGTTTTGACCCGTTGCCGGCTGGCGTTCGTCGTGAAAACAAGACGATCACCAAGTGGGCTGATTCTGCGATGTTTACGGCTGAGCCGATCGTGGCCGAGGAGGGGCCTCGGGTCTACCTCCTCTCGATGACGCCGGATCCGCTTGGGGCTATCGCGGCGGCGGCGAAAATGTACAAGGGCGAAGTCGTGCGCGACCTCTCTTCGGTCACCGACGCCGAGCGGCTCGAGTACTTCGAGCAGGTCCAGAAAACCAAGCTGCAGGCGCCCTTCGAGTTCGTCAAGTTTCACTTCCTGATCGAAGGGGTCACCCGCGCATTCACGCATCAGATGGTCCGACAGCGCACAGCGGTCTACGCGCAGGAGAGCCTGCGGTTCGCTGTGAAAGAAGACATGCCAGTCGGGATGCCACCTTCGTTGGCAGGCAGTCGGGGGCTTTCGGACATCCAGGTAGACGTAGACCTCGGGAATTTCGATCGCCTATCCGATATTGACAAGCAACGTTTCCGATGGGAGAAGGCAATCGGGCAAGTTCGTGTCGCCTATGAAGATGTAGTGGGCGCGGGGATGCCAGCGGAAGACGCGCGCGGCCTGTTGCCGCACAATGTCCTCACACGGCTGCACTACAGCACCGACCTGCGCGCGCTCCTCGACCACGCCGGTAATCGGCTATCGGTTCAAGCGCAGTTCGAGTGGCGATTGGTGTTCTCGCGTATCGCCGAAGCTATTAGGGGCAAGACGGTCCTGGACATCGGAGAGCAGGACGCTGGCCCAGGAGATATCTGGGCAAAGGCAACTGCAGCGGACGCGAACGGCTCTTCGCACATCTACATGGCCGACAAGATCGCTGACATGTTCAGGCCGGTCTGCTACCAGACTGGAAAGTGCGAATTCAAGGCCAATTTTGACCGGGCATGCAGCATCCGCGAGCGGGTTGACGCACATCACGCGAAAGGGGAGCCCTCTTCAGAGTGGGTGGACATTCAGCCGTGGGAATGGCTCGCTGATCCTGGCGCTGCGAGGAGGTGATATGACGCACGGGAAAGGGTTCTGCAAATGCCCGATGCACAATGGACCGCGTGGCAAGATAAAGTCGAGGCATGGTCCTGGCGTGTGCAAATGTCCACGACACGAACAACGACCCGGAAAATTGGCAGCCGATGCATCACAACTGCCACGCTCGCAAGTCGGCTATTGAAGACGGAAGAGGGAGTCGAGTAGTGCAAATGAATTCTCACCCGAACAACAGTCGAGAAGCCCGAGCCGAAAGGGCTCGGCGTCAATGGAGTGCCCGATGATGGAGTCGGAGTCAGGTCCTCCTCGGACGAAGAAGTCCGTCACTATCGCCTTCGTGCTCTGGACGTTGTTCTGCATAACGATCGGGTTTGCCAGTGGATTCCTGACAGCTATAGTTATTGGGTTGCTACCATGAGCAAGTTTTTGTTCTTCCTTCGGGTTTTGGCGCTCGTTTTGCTCGTCGCCACGGTATCGGGCGGCATCGGCTTGGTGCTCCTCCTCTGGGTATTGGACGGCATGGAATGAGACATAATACGAAGCCGATCGAGGTCCGTGGGAACCCGATGTACGAGTGCAAGCGCTGCCACGTACGCTGGCTGCCCGAGCAGGATACGGCTCGCATGAAGGAACGATGCCCGGGGAGGCAACAATGAGCACACTCAGAACTTGGTGCTGCAACACCCCGATTCACAAGCCGCACGAGAAGAGCTGCAACTTTATGCCGAAGCCCGACGACGAGGTGTATGGCCCTGCGTTCGTCCGATGGGACGAGAGCGACCTCGACCGTTGCGAGCACGGGCGGCACTCGATCGACTCGTGCATCGACTGTCCGAACGAACAGAGTTCCGGAAACCTGTTTTTGCTTGGGCTTTCTCTTGGGAAGATGACGACGCGAATTGAATCTGGAACCGTACGTATCGGGACCGCTATCAACGGAGAAGGTATCTGGGTCTCGCCTGTTCGTAAAGGCCGACAATGACCGGGGTATATGACAAGGTGCTGCGGGCTGCGAAGGTGCCCGATACCGCTCGGCAGATGCTCGAGGCGGTCATGATCATGCATATGCGTTCTCAACGCGACACATGTACGGAATGCACGGTGCGCGGACGCGAATCCGAATATCCTTGTCAAACCATGCGGGCAATTACTAAGGCGGCTGGAATCAATGGATGATGAAATTTTTTATAAGTTTTCCAAAGTTGAAAACAAAATGGAAGATGTTCTTTCAGATCTCGGCGAACTTGAGCAGGCGTATTCGAATCTGAAAAACCGACTCGAGAACCTGTACTCGATTTACGATGGAAACCTACTTCATCTAGACGTGGAAGACGTCGCAAAAGATATCCGGGAGGCAATTGATGGATAAGAAGAACCTTGGGGATATTATTCGAGAGCACCTCCTCGTTAATATCCCCGGGAAGTATGACGAGAAGGTCGAAGCTCTCGTCGCAGTGCTCGACATCCACCAACCTTTTGCTCCTCCGCCTGAGTTCTCCTGGGTGAGCGGCGGCAATACCCCGCACTGCGAAGGGTGCGATTACGACGACCCGTTCATGGCCACCGAATACCCGTGCCCCACAGTGAAGGCAATCGCAGAGGTAGTGCTCCATGAACGAGATTGAGGGTGAAACCGTAGTGCTCGCGGATTGGCCGGACGGCTCGCGGGTAATCGTTGACCGCTACCGGGCTGATTTGGTAGCTCCATGGGCATATGGGATGTACGAGGCGTACTGCGGTAGCTGCCAGGAACAGGTCCACGAGGCAAGCGAGGAGGCAACGGCGCGGATCAAGTTGCTCGAGCACCTGCTCTCCCATGCCTTCGAGGAGATCCAGGAAATCACGCGCTGGATAAAGAACCAGCCAACTTTGGGCCGGCTTCGGTTTGAGAATGGCTAGGAAGAAGGGCGAAGAGGTAAAGCCTCTGGATAACCCGACGTTAGTGTCGATCGATCCCGGTGGGACTACGGGTTGGTCAGTGATGTCGGTGCATCCGGAGGCTCTCTGCGTGCCTGGAGTCCAAATTCTACCGAACGTACTGCATTGGTCACACGGCCAAATTGTTGGAGACGAAAACGAGCAGACAACCCAGATCCTCGGCATCGTCGACAGTTGGCCGGGGTGCTATGTCCTTATCGAAGATTTCATTTTGAGAACGACTGTTACTTCGCGCGAAGTTCTCTCGCCCGTGCGGATTACCGCGAAGCTCGAATATGCGCTATGGGTATCGAGTCGGGCCTCGTCTCGCCAGATGCCGTCCGAAGCAAAATCCGTCGCCACAGATGAGCGATTGAAGAGTTGGGGATTTTACCAAAGAGAAGGCGGGCTCGAACACGCCCGGGACGCCGATCGACACGGCCTAACCTGGCTCCGCAAATGCAAGGAAAAGCAATGGCTTAGGCAGGCCTGTTGGCCATATATTTATGGACCTGGCGGTGAGTTTGGTGCACCCATTCCGGCACCCATTCCGACGCTTATCTCCGGGCCTATTTTGCCGGCCGTAACGAGCTAAGATAGAACCGCGAGACGCTTAGTCCTTTGTGCACTTAGAGCACGTGCCTAAGCGTCTCGCGGGGGTCCGTACGGAGGGCCGGACATTCGAAGTCTAGCAGGAGGTAAACGTGGTACGACGCACGCCGAATTCGCCTGGTCCCAGTGCGTCGGAAAGCGGTTCGAATTCGGGTGGTGGCGACAACCTCCGAAGCAAGCGTCCTTGGCATTCCTTTGCCCAAAAATACTTTGAAGCCGGCTGGGTGCCGCTCCCTTTGCCGCCTCGGCGGAAAAGTTCACCGCCCACTGGCAGCACTGGCAAGTACGATATGCCAGACAAGCAAAAGGTCATGAAGTGGCATAAGGATTATCAGGCTAACGGCAATATCGCGCTGCGGATGCCCGATACCGTAATTGGTATTGACGTAGATGCCTATGGCGAGAAGGTCGGCCGCGCCTCGTTCGATGAACTCCTCGCAGACCTCGGGCCGCTCCCGGACACCTGGACTCTTACGGCGCGGTCGGACGGCGTCTCGGGCATCCGGTTCTTCCGGGTCCCGGGCGGCCTTCATTGGTCGGGCCAACCGATCGCCGATATCCAGATAATTCAGAATCATCACAGGTACGCAGTCGCATACCCCTCGGTTCACCCGGACACGAAAAAGATCTACCTGTGGTATCCTCCTGGCACGAGCCTGAATGGGACGCCCGAAGGCATTACGGTCGACAACGAGATCCCGCTGCTCTCCGACCTCGCGAAGATGCCCGCTCCGTGGGTCGAGGGGCTCTCGGGCGGCAAGATCTGGTCCGCTCTCCCGTCCGACGTCTCCGCGACCCGGACGGACATCCTCCGGTGGGTAAAGGAGCGGCCTGCCGGGGAGATGTGCCGCCTCATGCGGAAGCAAGCGCAGGCAGCGGTCGACGAGATGTCCGGCGGCGCGCACGACGCATTGAACTCCCGAGTCTACTCAGTCGTTAGTTTGGCTAGCGAAGGACATTCCGGCATCGTCAAAGCGATCCGGCTGATGCGAGATTCCTTCTATGAAGAAGTAAAGGCCCCCGGACGCAAGGGGCGACGTTCAGACAGACAGGCCATCCTCGAGTTCAACCGGGTCCGAGACGGCGCCGTTCGTATCATGATGGCTTCGGTTGCCGACGGCGAATCGGTTGCTGAGGACGAGTGCGGGTGCGCGGAAAACTCGTTGTCGTGGGGCGAGAAGCTCGGCATCCAAGTAGAGGAACCGGAGAGTGGTTCGGTTCGTAAACGTGCTCGAATGGGTAAAGCTAAACCAGCCGATAAATATACATATGACGATTCGGGGAACGCAGACCATTTGTTGGATATCCTAGATGGGTCAGCGTATTACGTCGCAGGGGATAAGGCTTGGTATTTCTGGGCCCCAGATACAGGGGCTTGGGTTCCTGACCCAAATGGGAACCGAGCTATGCAGGCGTCTCAGCTTGTCGGGAAGCGACAGCGAGAGTTGTGTGATGAGTGGACTGACAAGCTCGTATCATCAGGGTCATCAGTATCAGCAGATGTCGGAGGAGACCTGGCCGGAAAGATCGGGTTGCTTTCTAAGCACGCGAAGATCTCTTCAGACCACAAAGGGCTCGTTAATATGGCGAAGATCGCCGCATCGCAAGATCGGGCACTGCAGGATGCCGAAGCCTTTGATTGTTTACCCGCGCTGCTTGCCTGCCCGAATGGAACGCTTGAGTTAGGGGCTTCGGAGGTTCGGTTCCGGCCGGCTTCCCGTTCAGATCTCATTTCGCTGTCCACTGGAACCCGTTACGCTCCAGGGGCTAAATTGGAAGCCTGGGATGCGTATCTTGCTCGTTTCTTGCCCGATGCCTCGGTTGCGCGGTATGTGCAGAAAATCGCGGGCTACACCCTGTTCGGTTCCAACCCAGAGCGAAAAATGTTCTTCATGCAGGGCACCACCTCTACTGGAAAAACCACCTTCGTCAACGCGTTTAATGGGGCGCTCGGAGAATATGCTGGCACAATGAACTTGTCGCTGTTCAGAGACAACCAGGATGAGCGGCCGAGAGCAGACCTTGTTCGTGGGCTTGGGAAAAGGCTGTTGGCCGCTTCGGAGGCCTCGGCGGAGTGGTATCTGCACGCGGACCAGGTCAAGCGGCTCACTGGCGGAGATCCGATCCGGGCACGGCTGCTCAACTCGTCGAATTATGTCGAGCGGATTCCCGCGTTTACTCCGTGGGTCGCGACGAACGCGATGCCGCAGATCCTCGGCAAGGACAAAGCGATCGAACGGCGGCTTGTCTGCGTGCCGTTCCGCGAGGTTGTAGATGCCGGTAGCGAGAACTTCGCCGTGTCGGTCGCCCTCGCATCCGCGGAGGGGCGTTCTGCCCTGCTCGCGTGGGCTGTACGGGGCTGGGAGCTGTACCGGGAAGAAGGCATGGCCGCGCCCGAGGTGGTGCTACAGGAGACCGCGAAGATGCTGGGCGAGATGACCGATCTCGATGTGTTCTTGACCGAGGTAACGCGGGTCGACGCTGGTGGCAAAGTCCTGGCGCACGAGCTTTTCGAGCGCTGGATGATGTGGGCTGAAGTGGGGAATGTAGACGTCTCCCGGATGTCAATTAACAAGTTCGGACGGGAGCTAACTGGACGGGGATACGGCATTCAGACTACATCGAAGGGCGGCAAAAGCGTAAAGATTCGTACTGGTCTTTCCTGGGTTAAGTAGAGGGCCTATTCGATCTTGAAAACGGTAGTTAAAAGGGTAGTTCGATCTTGGTTTGATATTTTTACTGCACGGTTGGTTGTTGGTTTGCAATTAACCAGTTGAAAAAGCTCCTGAAGACGAGTAGTTAGCTACTGGTTTCAGGAGGGATCGGTAGCCAATGAAATGCCTGGTAGAGATGGGTTTCTACTATAATAACTACCGAACTACCGATTTTAAAGGGGGAGAGGTAGTTTAATAGAGTAACCGGAGAGCCTCTCCGTTTAGAGGGTTTTGAAACGCTACGCAGCTCTAACTTCTAGCAATCGGTAGCCGGTAGTTTTCAGGGTAGGATTTCGGTGTAATTTGGAGGGAAAGTGAGCGAAAATCCGCTGGATTATTTGGATCTACATATCGCGTTGTTGGCGGAGAAGTTGGAGTCGATCGAGAGCAGGATCTCTGGGGTATCGTCTTCGTTAGATCGGATTGCCGATGCTTTGGAAGCGATGTTGGAGAAGGGCGAGTAATGGCTGACAAGCTGAGGGATGTTGAGCCCGAGGGGCCAACTGAATTTAGTTGGGGACGGGGAATTCAGGCGCCCACGAGTTTGGGAGCCGTTCCCAGTAACCGCGAGGCGCATCGGGCGATGCTTCGAGTTGACCAGGAGAGCGAAGATCCGGGAGCAGTGGCGAGCTATGAGCACTACATTCGAGAGGGATGAGGAAGCTGAGTGGGACGCGCTGCCTTTGGACGACCCACGAAGGAAGCTGACGCCTGAACGCTTTCGGGAACTGAGGGCGCAGGCCACGAAGACGCGAGACGACTACTACTCGACTCCGGAGCCCGAGCAACCCACAGACGCGGATATCGACGCGTCGTGGGGCTTTACCCCGACGATGACGCCTGAGGAGCGACGCGCGCTAATTCGCCAACGCGCGGACGACGACGAGATCGAGGAAGACCCGGAACTCGCCGAGCGCACGAAATGGGAGATTCGGGCTCTTCGCGAGGAAGAAGACCTCGTCGCCGAGCTGTCGCGGAAGTCGCTCACGTCGCTGCCGCGCGAAGTGCGCAAGCTCGTTCGGCAGTTCCCGAACAACATGAAGCTGAGGGCGCTGTACGACCGGCTCGCGACCGAGCTGTACGAGCGCACTGACGAGACGCTCAAGGCCGGCCTGCTCGATGCGGTCGACACGATGCTGGACGTTATGGAGAATGGCGAGGACGCGCAACGGCTCAAGGCCGCGACCTACGTTTTCGAGCGGTTGCGCGGCAAGACTCCAGAGATCGTGCAGGTTTCGGCCGACAAGCCGTTCCAGGTCGTGCTCGAGCGTCTCGTAACGGGGCCTAGGAGGGCCCGTGCGGCTCTCGAGGCTGCCGAGGGGGAAGAAGTGCTCGATGCGGAGGTAATCTCGGGAGAGGCCCATACAGGGCCGCCAGAGGCGCAGAAAGCCGAGAAGGCCGACAACGGCTCCCGTACTGGGGAAGACTTGTTCGGCGAAGAGCGCGCGATGATGCGCGAGTGGAGCTGAAAGGCAACTTCACAGAGCGAGGACCAGGCGGGATGACGCGAGCCGAGCGTTCGCGGGTTTCATCCCCGCGACTCGATCGACCCTTGCCTCTGCCACCCTCGCGGGTGCGGGCTGTTCAGGCGTTCCGTTGCCCCGATGTACTCGGGTACTCCTCGCGGCCCTACTTGGTGTCGCTCTGTGAAGTTGTAACGCCAGTCTACTGGTTGGTCTGGAGTTTGGCAATACTCCGAATGGGGCAACTTGGAGACATGAAAAAGCCCCCTTTCGGGGGCCTGTGTGCGGGAAGGGTTTTAGGCCTTGTCGGCCGCCCACTCGCGGTTGGCCAGCTGGCGGGCCTTGTGGTAGTCGCCCGTACGGTGGATCGTCACGGTCTGGTTCGCGGGGGAGACCCGAGCGATCTCGTAGCAGTCCGAGCCGTCGCGGTAGGTGCTGGTGATGAGCGCGATGGCCCAGCCGTTGCGGGTGTTGGCAACCTTGGCGTTCTGCGAGTTCGTCATACCACAACTATACACGGATCTCCAGAACTGGGAATACTCCGAATGGCTTAACTTGGACACGCCAGCAGCCCGACCGTTGCCGGTCGGGTCTTGCGCAAAAGAGCGGGTAACCTCCAGATACGAGAAAACCCGACCCCCGTAGGGGCCGGGTCTTGGTGTTAGCCGTTGAGGAGGGCTGCGTACTCGTGCGCCTTCTCGCGGGTGAGGTTGTCGCTGTGGAGTCCGGTCTTCAGGTCCTCGACCCGGTAGGTGCTCTCCTGTCCGGTGACGCTGCGCTCCATGACGATGAATTGCTCGGTGATCAGGTTGTCGCTCATGTCCGCTCCCGCTGTTCAGTTGGTGTAG